CATTTCTTGATTGATGTTGATAACACTGCATTTCAATTTCAACACCATCAAATTTTGTTGAAGTTTCTTTGCCTAAAGAATGAAGTGGATTTTTTGTATGGTGTTCATCAAGATTTGATCTTTCATTACATTGGCAACCACGATTAGAATGATAACTATAATCGCAATCCTCACAATATTCTGTGATATCATCGTAACAACCTTCACAATATTGATTGTTCCTATCATCAGCTTGACGCATATATTCATTGTGTTCAACTTCATCGCAATTATCACAAGTAAAATAATTATGCTGATATGCTAACTGACAAATCCAACCACTTCCATTTAAAGAAATAGGATTTTCCTCTACTTCAATTTCATTGTGAAACTGACAATGAAAAATTTTGTAACCCTGAAAATCTAAAAAAGGCGAAGTCCAAAATAGTCTATTAATTATTCCAAATAGACTTTTTTTATAACTAGGCGTATTTCTACGATCTAGTCTTTGATTTACATATTCGATAATCTCATCTGAACATAGAGTATTGTCGATATGTAATCTTTTTTTTATTTCTATAATATTCATAATTGTTTTTTCCTTTCTGAATATTCTGACTTGTATTATATATAAAAAATCCTATATTTATATAATTAATTTAATAAATATTCGGAGTAAAAAATGGATAAAATAGAAATTTTAAGAAAAATTTATCAGTGGCAATATTTTATTAGACATGCAACTAATAATGAAAAGATTAGAGGTAAGATAGAACATTACAAAAATAGAATTGAAAAAAATAAAAGGCTTTTAAAAAAGCTGGAAGAACTCCAATAAAAACGGGGGGAAAAGTAATAAAATATGACCAGCCACAAGCCAGTTACATCTTTTAAAAGTAATAAATTATTACTGTCTTCTCGATTTCTCCAGGCGTCCAGAAAATTTTTTTTAAACACAATCGCAGTCTCAAGCACACAGTCTCAAGCACAAGCAGAGTTACAGTCTCAAGCACAAGCAGAGGCAGAGGCACAAGCTCAGGCAGCTTCGGGGCAGCTGACTGGATCTGGGCTAAATAGTAATAATTTATGACGAATCAAAGCTCGGTGACAAGCTCACCAGGTAATAAAATATGACCATTTTTTTATTGACTGGATGCGACTGCCGTGCTATATAAAATCCCATAGAGTATCGGAGGCGCTCTACAATCCACGCACCGCTAGTAGCCGAGCTAGTTCCCTTCGGCACACAGAAAGGATAGAATAATGAACACTGTTCTAATTAACGATATTACTTTTTATAAAAGTGATGACGAAGGAAACCCTTTACTTGACGAAATCACAGGGGAAATCAAAGTCTTTAGAATTAAACAAGGGTATAGAGTAAAAGCCTTAGAATATTTAATGGAAGATTTTGACGAGGATATTCTAGAGGAAGAAAAAGGGGGAATTTATGACAATAACTAAGAAGCACTTAAAAGAACTAGCCGACATAGTTCTAGTGGCTAGGTCGCTCAAGTCAGTCGAATATACTGAAGGATTAATCAAAAGTTTCGCCAAGCGACACGCACCAAACTTTGATGAGTCCAGGTGGAACGATTACATGCACAAGCTCAGGCAACGGGATCAAAAGTAATAATTTATGACGGACCGGGGACCAGCTGCCCCGGTCTGGGCTTCCAAAAAAATAAAAATAAAAAAAATTAATTAAGGAACATGCACAAGCACACGCCTGATCTCAGGCTCAAGCACATGCGTCCATGGTTGATGGACCACGAACAAGGGTTCAACCTCTCGGTAATCGGTCACAAGCTCACGCACAAGCGCACCTGGATAAAAGAAAATGGCCCTCTCTTCCACCCCCTTTGCCATAATAAAATTGTCTTGGCAAAGAGAATAACGCTTTAAATTCCATGATATTTGAAAAGGCGAGAGATCTAGTTTGTTTCCTTTTGTTAGCTTGAGTTCGCACCAAAAAGATATGTTTCGTTTTAATTTATCATCAACAAAAACTCCAAGTAAATCAGGTATACCGGGTGTTCCAAATGTTTCTATTCTTGTCCAAAAAATATTAGGAGTTATAGATCTAACATTCTTCCAAAAAGTCGATTCCTTTCCTCGCTTTGTAGAAGAACTTTTTTTCTTTCCTTTGCCTCTTTCTGATTGTTTCTCTCGTTTCGATAATGCGAACTTCGTCTCCTTCGACAACAACGAGTCTGACTCTAAGTTCTTTTTGTTGTGGTTTAAGTTTGTTGCCAGAACCTCCGACTGCTTTGCCATTTACAATCCTAGTTCCTCTCGATGTCTTGACATCAAAGTATCTTGCTCTTCCGTTTGCAGGATTGACAACAACAATATCAATTGGACCTTGTTC